TACTGACTTCCCCTGCGTCCTTCATTCCGCCCACATATGTCTTATAATTTCCCGTACTTGCAAGCGTCGTTGTTTCGATTGTATCCGCTTGAAGGTCAAGACCGTCAATTGATGTCAGTGTTGCAATGTTTACCGCTCCTTTTTTCATTACCGTTCCTTGTGCTACTGTCACAATTCCCGTTGCTGGTGCTGGCATTTGGATTCCCCCTTAGATTTTTACCGTGACCGAAATCACGCATAGATATTGAAATAGTTCGTCAATGTATTGTTCGTGTATGACATCATATTTGACATCGTACACCTTCACACCACCGACGCCACCAATGACCCGACCTTGAAAGGAAATCAACTTCGTGATGACCTGACGTGTCAAATCTTTCAAACTAGCATACGAACCGTGTAAGATGTGAAGTTCACAATTGACTTCCTTTGTGCCCACTAGATAACCGCCGCCCAATGCCTTTTCATATTCGCCTTCGGACGATATATAAACAACATACGGGGTGGTGACACCTTCGTTTGCGGACAAAGGGAACACTTTATTTGTAAGACCCGAAATTGATGTCAATTCCGTTTTCAATCCTTCTTCGAAGTACACTTGTCATTCACCCCGCCTTATCTAAAATTCATGTATCCACGTGAAGCGTTCCTATAAGTTCCCCGTGGTCGCCCGTTTGACCGTTCCATGTCACCCGAATATCGACGAATAATCTTGTCGATTTCAGCCGCAGCCGTGTCAATCATTACCTTTTGGGAACGATAACTCTGACCGTCAGCCGAATTCCGTAAGTATTGGACACCATATCCGCCACCACTACCATATTTCCACCCATATTCTTGTGAAACAGGATAATAAGACCGCTTACCTGTTTTGGATATTTTGACAAGTTTCGAATTATAGGCACGGTCAAAGGTGATTTGATACGCCTTCGACCCCCGCTTATCGGGTTTGGTACGTTCGCCGATAATCTTCAAGGACGCCTTCAACCAACCGTCATATTCGGGGGCAAGTGCCTTCGCTTCCCTCAACACAACGTCCGCCCCTTTTTTCGCCGACTTTGTGGCGACCTTTTGGGGAACTTGTCCAAGACCTTCGACCATTGACATTAGGTCGTCAAATCCATCAATGTGAGGATAATTGTTCATTCCACGATTTCCTTACAATACAATTGAAGTTCGATGTTTTGTTCGGAATAATTGATGACCGATTCGATTTTGAAATATCGACCGTTGAAGTTTATCCGCATAGTCGGTTTAATGCCTTGAATATAACGGATATGGACACGATGTGTGATTTCGGAATTGACGATGTCAGCTTGGAAGAATTCCCTTCCCGATAAAGGCATGATTGCACCCCGCACACTGACAAAGGTTGACCATGATTCGGTCGAACCTCCATATGTGTCGGTTGTGGTTGCCCTTGATTCAATGTCCAAAGGACTTCGATATTTCCCCGCTTGGATTCGATATTTCATGTTCTACACCACCTAAACCAAATTGACCGAATGTGAATCAAGGATTGTACGAATGACAAAGTTCAATTTGTCACTTTCAACAATCATCGAACGATTGTCATACATGTCGGCGACAATGACAAACAAAGCGACCGTCAGGTCTTCATAGTTGTCACAATTGTCTTCAACGACATCGGTTGTTAGTGGGTCATCGACCAAGGGTAATCCGGTGTAAGAACTAATGAATTGTTTACCCGCCACAAGAAGGGTGGTAAACAAGACATCGTCTTGGGTGTGGAATACGTTTGAATATTGTTTAAGGTCGGTGATTGTGACTTGACTAATCTTCATCCTTGGTCACCTTCTTCTTGCGTGAAGGTTTTTCCACGACTTCTTCAATCAATCCGTTTTGAATCCAATTGTTGATTGTGTATTCATCCAATGGAATTTCAACGATTTCACCTTCAACGCCCGCCATGTAAACAGATTGAAAAGATTGTAAGATTTTGAATTTCATAGTGTTTCACCCCCATAAGATTAGTAAATAAATAGAAAAGGGGGCGAACCCCCTTCCATTCATTACTTACCTTTGTAGCAAACGATTTTTTGTGGTTCGGCGATTAATGAATCAAGTTCCACACTACCAAGGACACCGATTGCATATTGGTCGGCAAAACGTTCGTTCAACACTTGAAGTTCAACGTTCTTTGTCATCTTCACGGCAAGACCTGAGAAATCACCATAGAAGATTTGAAGTGCGTTGACACCGATTTGTGGCATGTTGTCAGAAACATAAACAGGCTTACCAAGGATTGTGAACGGTGCGTCTTGTGATAAAGAGTTACCCATGATTAATAAGTTAGAACCCGCACCCGCTTGTAAACCTTGGATATATGCAAGTGTGTTCGGGTGCATAATCCAAGCAGAATCCTTTTGATACGCTTGTGGAACTTTCATTTGTAAGTTGATTAATTCTTGAATTGTGATAACAAGAGTTGTCGCACCCACTAATTGTTGACCCGCAGAAACTTGTGCAAGACCGTTTAATTTACCCGCACCGCCTAGACCCGAAACAAGTTCTTTTTCCAAGAAGTGTGCAAGTGCTTTTGCGATTTCATTGACGATGAAAGGAACAACGTCGATGTCAGTACGATTGATTAATGACTTAGAGATAACCGCAAGGGAAACAACGATATTGTTCTTTAAAGTTACGTTTGTGAATGTTCCCGCTTGTGCCGTGATAGTCGTTAATTCAGTCGCATAACCTGACGGAAGGTGTTGTGTATAATCGTAAACAGGAATTGAAAGGTCACCGATTACGTTGTATACAGTCGCCTTAGACAATAGGGGTGACAGGTTGACAACCTTGTCCACAATCTTGTTTGCGATTGATAATGGAATGGTCACACCGTTCTGACCCGCCGTTGATAATGCACGTGTGTCACCCTTTAAAAAGTCAACAAATGCACGTTCTTCCTTTGTAATTACTTCCACACGAATTTCTTCTTCCGAACGTTTTTCAGGATTCTTTACTTCCACTTTTTCCAACCCCCTTGTTTCTTCGCCCGCTTTTAACGTGGCGTCAATGTTTTTGATTTCCGCTTTGATTTCATCAAAACGACGAACTTCTTCCTCACCCATTGCACGTGTTTCGGTTTCCGCTTTACTTACAAGACCTTCCATTTCTTCAACAAGGTCGTTGCGTTTTTCAATAAGATGTTTCATTAATAAGTGCCCCCTTTAATTTTTAAAATCTCGACCGTTGCCCGATAACGGGAATAGTCAAAGGATTCCAATGTTTCTTCCTTCGTGGTTTCCACCACTAAATCGTCACCAACCATCTTCGATATTTCGGTTGTGATTTCAGTTGTCACCGTTGCCGAAATGACTTGTTCGGTCACTTGGTCATTTTCGACCATAGAAGATGGAAGATGTTCGTTCACATCTGAATCCACTTCGACCCGACGTTCCACCAAATCGTGCCCACGTGATTCAATCGTGGTCGAATAATAGGCGGGTGTCATATCAAGGATTGATACTTCAAGAAGGTCAAGTTCATCAACATAACGACGTTGGACATCACCATCGACCCATCGGTCTTCCCGACAAATGAATCCGAACGACCAACCACGAAGTTCATTATTCTTCGCCTTTTGAATGACTTCTTCATCGGTCACGGTGCAAATTGCCCTAAGACCCACGGCGTCTTCATAGACTTCAAGATTTCCTTCCATGGTCGACCCCAACTTGCGGTCTTCCTTGTGATTGAATAACAAGTCCACATTGTCAGTTCGCCCCAATGCCTTTTCAAACGCCCGTTGCGATATTTGTTCAACGAATTTCCCACGTGGGGAAGGTAATTCCCTTGAATCCCGTTGGGGAACGTTGACGTATCCGTCAAGAATGACACTATTGTTGCGGAACTCCACTTTCATTGTTCATGTCACCCCCTTTCGGCGGGTCGCTTGGTTCGATGACATCGTCACCCATGACCACTTGTTTGTTTGTGTTTGGCGTATAGATTTCCTTAGTCTTCGGATTGTATAAAACGTCTTGAAGACCCAACTTAATGAAGTCAAGACCCATCGGTGGGACGCCTTCTTTCTTCCGAATCTCGTCCGCCTGAAATATTCCATTCTTGACCGCCAGTTCGTAAGCCTTGAACCGCTTTTCGATGTCGCCTTTCAACAATTCATTGGTGTCAAAAGCAAAATAAAAAGACCCTTTTTCTTTGTCCAATAAAAGGTCTTTGTTTAGTGCCGTTTCGAATGATTTCAAGATAGGCAAAATACATGTTTTAATGAATGAGTCATAGATGACTTCACTTCCGCCCGTTCCTTTGCCGTTTAATAGTTCAACGGGAACGCCGAATAATTTACAAATTTCATTCGAATTGGTTATTTTGTTTTGATTTACTTGCATTTCGACCGCATTGTTGTTACTTTCTTGGAAGTCAAGACCGTTGTTGAGGACGACAATATTTGAATCGTTATTGGTATAAAGGTTTTTGAACGCCGTTTTCAATTCGGTCATCGCCGTTTCCGACAACCTATTTGCCGCCTTCAAGAACCCTTTTTTGTTCCCGCCCGTGCGGAATAAAAGGTCTTCAAACAATATCGTATTGTATGCCACGGACAAAACCTTGTTTGATTCAAATAAGACGCCAACGCCCGTTGCCCCGTCCGTCGTTTTTCGGGTCAGCTTGATAAAATCCCAATCTTTATAATTCGAACCATAAACCAAGAAGTCGTTCTTCTTGAATATGGGGTCAGGGTTGACCAAGACCGACACTTGACGATTGTCAACATAATGAAGGGATTGAACTTCGTTACGGCTGCGTTTGATATAAGAATATCCCGCCCCATACATCAAAAAGTCATCAATTAATTGCTTTTTCCACTGGAAACCGTTCAACGTGTCCTTGGTGTCGACGTTCAACATTGC